TCAGTAGCTGGGCCTTGATCGCCTGGTCACGTTGGCGTTGCTCCAGCTCCTGGGCGCGGTCGAACCAGTCCACCATTAACGGATCCCCTCGATCTCGGCCGCAGCCAGGTAGGGAACGCCGTTGATGTGGATAAAGTCCGGACTGGTGACGTCGAACGGCACCTTGTGTTTGGTCTTCTCGCCACCCTTTGGGTCGATCGACAACAGGCTGGAGATCTTCACCTTGCAGCCGAACGCCTCCACACGCAGTTCGTCTTCACCGGCCTTGGCGAAGAACACCGCATCAAACGGTTTCAACTCGCGATAGCTGCCCGCCGATCGCGCCGCGTCGATCAGCAACTCAAAGTTGGAGCTATCCAGCTCCAGTTCGCCGGCAGCGGCCACGTCGCCGTCGACGTAACCGTCAGGCACGCCCCGGGTTTGGGCCACGGCCGAGTTGTCGGTGATGTCCAGGGTGCAGCTTTCGACGTGCAGCGCGATATCGCCCAGGCTCACGTCGAAGTTCTTGCCGCCAATCTTTGCCATGGGGCGTTACTCCGCTTTGTCAGTGGAAAGATCCAGGGCGATGTTCGCCGTGAGGTCTTTCGGGCAGTTGAGGGGTTTGAGCTTGATGTAGGCCGCGACCTTGGTTTTGCTCAGCCATTCCAGCACCAGGTCGCCGTCTTTCGGCGGCTCGATATCACCGGGGAACACCTCACCGGCGAACTTGACGGACTTGGCCATGGCACGCAGCGGCGCCATCAGTTGGTTGGTGTTCACCGCCATGCTGTTGGGCGTGCTGTTCAAGCGGCGATCGGCGACACGGCGGATCAGCAGCGGACGGATCAGGCGAGCGGCCTTGTCGGTAATGCGCAGATGCTCCACGACCTGAAAGTCACTACCGGGGGTGTCCAGCATGTTGCAGTCACCCCAGTACACGCCCGGATAGTCGGGGTAGGTCTGGGTGACGGAGAACCGCGCCCGATCCAGTTCACTGCGCACAGCGGACGGCAGCGGAATCAGCTCGCTATCAATGGGCACGTCGCCAAGCCCCAACACCGGGCCGGTGGCCACGCGCATTGGGCTATCAGCGATGCTTACCGCCGAGTTGGCCAAGCGGCCAGCCAGCACGCCGAGGTCATTGCCGTGCAGTTGCGGTACCGGCGAAACGCGCGGCGCTGCCAGACCCGCCACCAACGCTTTTTGCTCGGTGAGGTACTGCGCCCAGGTCTGGTCGACGGCGATGCCGGCACTGCTCGCCAGAAAGAAAACTCGGCGGCCGTAGGTGTTGTTGAGGGCAACGGCCGCGTCATGCATGGCCGTCAGTTCGTCCCCCTTTGTCACAGGTTTGGTGACGATTACCCCTTCCACCGACACCCCTTGTTGCTGGGTTTTCTGCAGTGCGGTGGCCCAATCGCCTTCGGGGCCGACCGGAGCCGCCATGCAGGCCCAGCGCTGGCCACCGTTCAAGCGAGCGGCGGTAATCTGGGTTTTCAGGTCGCTCGCCGGGATGCCCAGGGCGGCGTCCAGATCGCTGTCGGTGTTCAGCGGGATGACCTGGCCGACGTTTTTGGCGGCTGGGCCGATGAAAAGAAAGTAACGCTCAACCTCTGTCACGGCACCCTGGCCTAGATTGAGGTTGTCGACGGTGACTTGACCGAGTGCCATGTAGTGCCTCGTTAACGGGGTGAAGTTAGGATTTGTTGAAAGACCTGGTTAACCAGCTCGCGGGTTTCATTGCCGGTTGCCACGCCGAGGAACTGACGTTTTGGCAGGGTGATGTCCCAGCTTTGCGAGCCAGATGTCTCGGTTTTCTCATCGTTCAGAATGCGGATCAGCAGACCGGCCTTGGCGTAGTTCACATGCTGTTGAATCCATGCAACCGAAGGCCGGGCCGGCGTCTTTTTGCCCTTCTGGCGGACACGAAAACCCAAACGGCGAAGGCGTTTCGCTTGTTTTTCAGTGCAGGCGATGCCAGGCGGGACGGTGTTCCAGCGGCGCATCTGTGCAGCCGTGCGCCGCTCGGTGGCGCCGTTGTGCTGCTGCGTGGCGACCCATCGAGTCAGCGCGTTTTTCCAACCCAGTTCGGCTTCGTCGGCGCTGACTCGCGTGACTTGCAGTAGCTTGGCCAGCCCGGCTTCCATCTTTTTCTTGCCCTTGGCTGATCCCTTGCGTTCAGCGAACGGCGAGCCGTCGACGTTTTGCTGGGCGCGCTGACGCTTGCGGCTCATCGAGCGCACGCGCTTGGTCACGTTGTTCAGCAGACGACGGCGCAGCACCGGCGGCAGCTCCAACAGCGCCAGTTGAGCGTCGACGTTGAGTAGCCCCCTGACATCGAGGTCGCAGGGATTAGCGCTCACCGGTGGCCACCTCGCCGTTCTCGGCAATCCACAGGTCAAACGGGACGAAAGCCCAGGTCTTACCGAAGGCGCCGATCTCGCCGGCAGGGTCTTCGGCCAGATACTGCGGCTCGACAAACTCCAGCGTGATTTCCACGTCGAAGAGGTCGTTATCCAACGGTTCTACAAGGAACTCCGGCGCCGGCAGTTCGTGGTGATCGCGGTTGGAGTCGTGGTTTTCCAACCAACTCCCTACCAGAGCCATCAGGCGCGCCGGATGGTCGGCGAAACGCTCCAGGACAATCGCGGTGCGATAGTGCATGTCGGCAAAGTGCATGCCGTCGATGTCGGGTTTCCAGATCAGCGAGAGCTTCACCTGCTCGGTGAAACTGTCGAGCTGTTCAGGCGCGACCAGACGGCGTTCCCGTAGGTAGGCGGTCAGCCCTTGCAACTTGGTCACAGCAGCGCCGCCGTGATTCGGCCACGGCCTTGCAGGGCACGAACGGCGGATTGGCTGAATGCCAAGAAGGTTTCTTTAAGCTCGGGCGCTTCCTTGGCGGAGTTCTCAGCGCTTTCGCGGCGGGTAACCGATGCAAATTGAGGCAAGGCGCTGGCCTTGGCGCGGCAATACACGGCGCGCTTGTACAAGCTGACCCGCAGTGCGCTTTCAGGCGTCGACGGTTCGGCCGCTTCGACGTTGGCAATGCCGAGGAGCTGCCAGCGGTTTTTGAGCTTGGCCAGGTCTGTATTGACCTCGGCCATGGCAATACTCAGGGCGTCGACCAGCAACGTGCCCAGGAACTCCGCCGGCAGGCGGTAGCCCTTCTGGAACTCGGACACAGAGAGGTTCGGCCAAAAGCCGTCGTTCTCAATCGTCTGTTCCACAAAGGTGGTCGGGTTCCCGGAAAAGCTCATTGCTGGCCGCTCAAATAGGGCGGGGAGACTGTTTTCCGTGGGGCTGGCCATGAATGGCAGACACACGTCCACAGTTCCCCGCTGGGGGGGTAGTCGGTTATTGGGCGCCGATCACGGCGGGGGCTTGTTTGGCGATCGCCTTGCGGCACTTCGCAATGCGCGTCTCATTGCCGGCTTTCGCGTACAGCTCGGTGGAGCGTTCCAGATGCTGGAGCGCGGTTTCCCACTGCTCGGCCTCCATGGCGCGCATGCCGATCAACTTGTGGTACTTGCTCGGGATCTGTTCGGTCAGCTCCCATTCACCGTCGACACGCGGTAGCAGATCGGACAGGTACGGCTCCGGGCTGCGTTGCGCGTTGTATTCGGCGTAAGCCCAATCGATCACTGCGTCCGCAACGAAGGTTTGCACGTCGCGGCGCTTAAACCGCTCGGGCATCTCCTGGCCCTGCCCGATCGCAAAGTCCGCGAGTGCCAGGCCGTCTTCGAACTGCTCGGTGTCGAACAGCCAGACCATCACCTGCACCAGAACGCGATTCGGCATCACCAGACCCGAGTCCATGTAGCGCTGAATGAAATCCTGGTACTTGGGCAACAGCTCCTCGCGCTTGAGTGCCTGACGCCCGGCGAGACCCTTGATATCGCTAAGGCGCTGCAGATCCTGATCCAGAGAGGCTTCCATCAGCAGCAGGTGCTTTTTCGCGTTGGCCGGGCTGCTCAGGGCTTCCGCCGGCGAATACGCCGCCGGTGCCGCTGTAGCAGCAATCACTGCAGCGGTTCCCTGAGCCAAAGTGCGGCGCTTGTGTGCGAGAGCCAGGCTCACTTCACCAGCTCCACGTTCTCGGTCAGCGCGATTTTCTCCAGCTGCTCGATCACATAGCCTTCATTGCGGCTGTTGTAATCCTCGACGCGGGAGCGTTTCGGGTTGTCTACGGTTTGCTTGCGCCAGCTGGAGTCCTGGAA